AACCGCATCAGCCACGCCATAGCGCGCCTGCAGATGTGCGTATGGGACACCAGCCCCGCGACCGGAAATATCCTCATGCCCGCGCGCGGCAGCGGCGCCGACAAGTACGCCAAGCTGATGGCCAACCCGTGCCCGACGATGGACCCTTATGCGTTCCGGCTGTGGGTCGCGGCGACGTTTGAGGTGTACGGCGAGGTGTACCTCGTCAAGATCAAGGACGACGTAGGCCGCACCGTTGGGTTCATTCCGATGCACCCGAGCCTGACGCAGATCTTCCGCAACCAATACGGCGAACTGACCTACCGCTTCATGGGCCAACCCAACGAGCTCATGTCCGAGGACATGGTCGTCCCGTTCCGCTCGTACAACCCCGAGACCGCGATGCGCGGCATTTCGCGCTTGGAGCCGCTGCGCTCCACCCTGCTCAACGAGGACGCATCCCGGCGCGCCACCGCGTCGTGGTGGAAAAACATGGGACGCCCCAGTGCGGTCATGCACGTCGAGGGCAAGCTCAACCCGCAGGCCAAGCAGGCGCTGCGCGAACAGTTGCAGATGATGTACCAGGGTGCGGAGAACGCCGGCAAGGTCGCCGTGCTGGAAAACGGTTCCAAGCTGGAGCAGTGGCAACTGTCCAGCGAGGAAATGCAGTACATCGACTCGCGCAAGCTCAACCGCGAGGAGGTCTGCGCGGTCTACGACATCTCGCCTACCGCCGTCCATATCCTTGACCACGCCACGTTCTCCAACGTCACCGAGAACCTGCGCTCGGTCTACCGCGACAGCATCTGCCCGCGTCTGGAGTTTCTTGAGTCGGTGTTCAACTACTACATCGGCACCGAGTTCGGCAACGAACTGATGATGAAGTTCGACACCCGCCAGGTCATGCGCGGCGACTTCACCGCCCGCGCGCAGGCGCACGTCCAGCTCGTCCAGGCCGGAATCGAAAAACCCGGCGAGGCCCGCCCGGAGTTCGACCTCGGCGATGCGGGTCCGCTGGCCGACCAGCTTTACGCCAACTCCGCGTTGCAACCGCTCGGCGCCACACCCGAGCAGGTCCGCCTGCAGGGCAACCTGCTGACCGACCCCAACACCGGCATGGAACTCGCGCCGGCCAACGGCGTGCCCACCACCTCGGCTGGTGGCGGCGCCGGCGTGCCATCGGTGTCGGGCCGCAAATACCTCCGCGATTTAGCGGGCCGCGTCGGTCGCGGTCAGCCCCTTGAGATGGCGGTGCGTCAACTGCTTGACGCCAACCCCGACGACGAGGCGCAGATCGCCGACGCCTACCACATGATGCTAGAGAGGACCGCCTGATGGATGTGGTCACCAAAGCCACCGGCACCGTTGAGCCGGTAGAGAACTCCACTTCGCGCCACGGCGAGTTCGACGTCATCCTGTCCACCAGTGCGCTGGACCGCGACGGCGACGAGCTTCACCCCGACGAGTGGAAAACCCCGCTGCCCGACAAGATCACGTTTGACTCCGACCACGGCATGAGCGTGGCAACCTGCGTCGGGTCGGGTAAACCGTTCATCAACGACGACGGCCAGCTTCAGGTGCGCGGCACGTTCGCCTCAACCCCACACGGCCAGGCTGTGCGCACGCTGGTCAACGAAGGCCACATCGACCGGGTGTCGGTGGCGTTCATGGAGCACAAGACCAAGAAAGACGCCAAGCCGCAGCGCGAACTGCTCAACGGCGCTTTCGTCGCCGTGCCCGCCAACCCCGAGGCTGTGGTGCTGTCCAGCAAAGCGGTTGAGGGAACCGGCGACTCCCGCGTGTCCGAGAACTACTTGATGTCCGAGACCGAAGCCATCAGCGATATGTTCCAAGACGACGCGATGGACTCCGACGCGCGCCCGCAGCGCAAGGAGTATTGGCAGGGCATTCACGATGTCGCCGTCAAGCTCGGCGCCGGCTGCCCTTACTCCGACCCACAAGCCACGCCCGATGTCCTCAACGGCGTCGGCAACCGCAGTGTCAGCGATGACGTCGTCACCAAATCTTCGCCACACGAATCCGCCGATGAGTCCGCCGCCGCCGACCTCAAGTCCGCCGCCGCCGACGACTCCGCCGATGACGTGGCACTGCTGGCCATGAGGCTGGCGATCAAGCTGCGCGGTCTTTCCGACTAGCAGCACCACACATACCGAATCACCAGGCGAGAACGTCTGGCGATTCGTCATGCCCTAGAAGGGATCACCAATCGTGAACAAGGAAAATCTGCGCAAGCGCGCACTCGACCTCCAGAAAGAGGTCACCGCCAAAACTGCCGACATGGAAGCCGGCGCCATCACCAAGGCCGAGTACGGCGAGTTCGTCTCCAAGGCGTACAGCGAGTCCGAGGAAATCGAGTCGACTCTCAAAGCGTACGACCAGGCGTCGCGGATGCGCGGCGGCACTGAGGTCGCCAGCTACAGCCCCGAGGCCGCGATGGAGGCCGACAGCCGCTTCGCCCACGCGAAGGCCGTCAACGACGAGTACAGCCGCATGAAGTCCGCTGCCGCCGATAAGCGTCAAGGCTCGTTTGCGTTCGACCTGAACCTCAAGAGCCAGGGCGTTGCCGGGCTGCAGGGTGAGAACGCCTACGGCACCACCGCTGGTCTGGCGACCGCTGAAGGGCAGTTCTTCCTGCCTGGCACTGCGGGTCCGGACATCCTGCCGACTTTTATCCCCGGCATTCTTGAGCTGCGCTGGTACGACAACGTCATCGCCTCGCTGTTCCCGACGTTCCCGACCGACTCGCCCATCGTGTCGTATGTGCGGGAAAACTCGTGGACGAACAACTCCGCAGCCATCGGCGAAGGCCAGACCATGCCGACGTCGACCAACCAGATCTCGCGTTGGACGGCTCAGCTTGGCAAAGTGGCGAACATCGCTCGCGTCACTGACGAGGCCATTCAGGACGCCCCGTACTTCTGGGCGCTGGTGCAGAAGCGCACCGCCGAAGGTGTTGCGCGTCAGGAGGAAGTTCAGATTCTCGCTGGCGGCGGTTACCCCGGCGTCGAGGGTCTGCTGACTTTGTCGACCTCGTTCACCCTGCCGCAGACGGTCACCGCTGTCACCAACTTCGTGGTGCCCGCGCTGAACACACCCGGCGAAGGTGCGACCAGTTCCACGATTTCCTCGGTGACTCCCGGTCGTGCCATCACCGGCGCCACCGGCCAGGCGCCCACCGCCACGCAGATCGCCAACGGCGTGCTCGCCATGCTCACTGACATCCGCATCACGCACTTCTTCGAGCCGACCTGCATCGTGATGAACCCTGCCGACTGGTTCACCATCCGCACCTGGCAGGACAATAACGGGCAATATTTTGCTGGTTCGCCGTTCCTGACCGACTACGGCCAGTCGCAAAACAACGTCTCTCCCGCAATCCAGGCGACCGACCCGGTCAACCAGTTGTGGGGCAAGCGCGTTGCGCTCACGCCGGCCATCCCGCAGGGCTACATCCTCGTCGGCGACTTCGCCAACGGCGGTCAGTTGCTCCGTAAGGGCGGCCTGCGCGTCGAGCTGGTCAACACCAACGGCTACGACTTCGAGGCCGGCATGTGGACGATGAGGGCGTACACCCGCGTCGGCCTCGCTGTCGAGCGTCCCGAGCTGTTCGAGTTGGCTGTCCTCAAAAACGGCTAGCCAATGATGAGGCGGTGGCGCACCGGAACATGGTGCGCCACCGCACTCACCACCCGAGAGGACAACGCATGACCGACAAGAAACCCCGCCACGTCGAAGAAGTCGCGCGGCGGCTGGAGTTCCTGCGCGGCGACGTCAAGGCCAAAGTCGTCAAGACCACCAAGCACGACAAGGTCGAGCCGTCTAAAGCGGACGTGAAAACGAAGTGAGCCTCGTCCCGGCGTCGATGGTCATCGACGGCTATCCGATGCTGGTGGGCGCGCACACGACGCTTGAAGTGCAGCTTGCGCTGGACTGGGCCTCAGACTCCATCGAATCGTATTGCGAGCGCAAGTTCGCTTATGTCGCCAGCGACACCGTGTTCGTCGACCCGTTCGTCGGTGACGGTGGCCGCGCGACCGCGCTGCTGCCCAACCCGCCGGTCTCGGCGGTGACCACCGTGCAGGCGCAGATGCCCATCAACGGCGGCTTGCAGTGGGTGCCGTTGACGAACTATGGCTGGGCCAGCGATGGCTTGCTGTATGACACCAGTCGCTATTTCGGCTACTACGGCGTCACAGGCTCAACGTACTGGTCTGGCGTGAACAACGCCGACGGTGCCTACGACTACGACAACGTGCCGTCCTGGCCGACGCTGCCGCGCTCGCTGCAAGTCACCTATTCCCACGGCTACACGCTGCCGCAGTCCGCGACCGTGACCGGAGTGCCGACGCTGCCCAGCGGCATCGTCAACGCCGTCATCCGCGGCGCTGCGCTCTACCTGGACAACCCCACCGGGGCCAGCGAAAACCGCGTCGGTGACATCACGAACCGTTACGTCGACCCGCTGCAAGGGCCGGCGGGCTGGCTGGACGAGAAGCTGCTCGGCGAGTTCCGGATGGTGTATCTGTGATAGGCGCGCAGTCGGTCACCTACCAAACCTCGGTACCGGGCGCGCTGGACCGCAAGAACATCGCCACCTTGTCCTACACCTCAACGACGCTGTACGGGATCGTGCAGCCGATGGAGGTCAAGGAATCCGCGAGCGCCATCGACTACACCATCGAGAAGTATCGCTTCATCACTTCGCCGACCGCGACCGCTGTCGCCGCGAAAGCCACAGACCGCCTCGTTGACGCCCAGGGGATTCTCTACCGGGTGTATGGAGCCAAGGTCCAGCCGCGCGTCAACGGGGCGCCCCACCACGTCGAGATCTTTCTAGAGAAGCCGAGCGGGCTGGATGTTTAGAAAGAACAAGAAAGTCAAAGGCATCAGCCAGGAGCAGATCGACAAGATCATGCACTCTGATGCCGTCAACATCAAGGTCAGCCAGAAGGCCGTCGAGGTTCAGACTTTCTGGAAAAGCATCGCCCCGGTGTTCGACCCTAACGACCCGCGCGAGCACCGCAAAGAACCCAAGTCCGGTCAGCCCGGTGATTACCGCGATTCGGTCATCGTCAAGAACGTGACCGATGCCGACGGCATCCGGTGGCGCGTCAAGCCGACCGACTTCAAGAGCAAGTGGATTGAGTTCGGGACCAAGAACGAGCCCGAACACGCTCTGGTTCCCAAGGTCATGGCGAGGTACCGCAAGCCATGACCGCCGCCGAGGTCGATGCCGAAGATGTCGTCATCGCGTATCTGAGCAGCCTGAGCATCGCTGCCGCCGGCCAGATCGCCGCCCGCATGCCACCGGCACCGCAGTTGCCGTTCATCCTGGTGCAGCGCGTGGCCGGGGATGACGACTACCTCGTCGACTACCCGACGCTGAGTATCCACTCGTTCAACTCCACGCAGACCGGCGCCAGCGATACCGCCCGCGCGGTGCATCACGCCATGCGCCAACTGCGTTCTAAAACTCCGGTCACCCTCGCCGGCGGTACGGTCGTCACTCCCTATGCGCCCACCAAGACCGAGATGACGCCGATCTTCGTGGAGTGGGAAACCGGCGGCGGCGGTGCGGTGCTGTTCCGCTACGTCGGACGCTACCGACTGCATTTGCGACTTCCATCCATAACGGGTTTCTGACCCACCACCACCCTCGGAAGGACTAACCCGTGGCTAACGGCATTCTATTTCCCGCACTGTTTCAGGGCGCGGAAGACAACATCCGCAAGGTTCTCTACGGTTCCTGGCTGATCCGCGACTGGAACTTCGCCTCGACCAGCCTGACCGGCTTCACGCCGTTCGCCAGCGACGGCAACCTGT